CCCGGTGAGTCCTGACCGAGTGGCAGGGAATCAGCGATCTGCCGATTCGCCGCCCAATAGAAATTTGGAACTTCGTTCCAAACCGCGCGCACGCTCGTGACGTGTCATACGCGAATCACGCGCGTCGCGGGCGGGGGGGGTATACCCGCCACCCCGGTTTCACGATGGCCTCCGTCACCGTACCCCTCTCCGCGAGCAGTAGCGCCATTTTTCAAAACCTGTAACAGAGATAAGACATGAACATTAAAAAAGCGGAAACCTTTTCCAGCACGATGTCCTTGAAAGACCTTGCTGAGTCTATGAAACAGAAGCGATTCGGCGAGATTGAAGACCCAATCAAGCGTAAGAAAGCCATTTACGAACATCTGATGAACACCATGATCGACACGATCCATGACCGAACAGCGGCCGCTGACCTAGCCGCGATCAGGATTAAGACAGTCCGCGACTACGAAGGCGCTGACCCAGTCATCGAATCCGTTCCACCAAAGGACATTTCATGAATCTCAGCCAGAAAGACGCGGCCAAATACCTGCTTCAAATACGCAAAGCAGAGGACTCCTTCGTCGGCTTCGTTGAAGCCCTGCACCCCGATTGGGACATTCCAAACTTCCAGTACACCCTCATGCACGCTCTCGATCTCCTAGAGAAGCGCAAACTCACATCTGGCTTTACAGGAAAGACCAAGGCTGATGGCTCACTCGCCGCCGACAACTTCAAAGGCGAGCCGGTCTACAACCTCCTGATCAACATGCCACCCCGCCACGCTAAGTCCACGTACGCCACCCAGTTCTTCCCGGCCTACTACATGGGGCGCAACCCATCACGCTACACCATGTCCACCTCCTACAACTCCTCCCTAGCCACTGACTTTGGCCGGGCAGTCCGATCTGTAGCCAACGAACCCCTGTTCAATCAAATCTTCCCGCACTTCTCATTCGACGAATCATCTCGCGCGGCAGACGTATGGCGAACCCAAGATGGCGGAGCCTACTTCGGCATCGGCATGGGCGGCACCACATCTGGACGCCCCGCAAACCTTCTCATCATCGATGACCCCATCAAGAACCGCCAAGAAGCCGAGTCCATGACTACCCGTAACAACGCATGGAACTACTACATCTCCGCACTCATCACCCGGCTCCAGCCCGAAGCCAATGGCGCACACCCGATCCAGATCATGATCCTCACGCGCTGGCACCCTGACGACCCCGGCGGTCGCATCCAACTCACAGAGGACTGGGACGAAAACCGTTGGCTTCACATCAACTTCCCCGCCAAACAGGAAGTCGAGGACGGCATCAAGAAATCCGTCGCCGGACTACCGCCGTCAGACCCACGCCACATCCCCAAGGGCAAACTCAGTACGGTCGCCCCCTCAAAGCGCCACTACACTGAAACCACGACCGAAGCCCTTTGGCCGGAACGCTTTCCCCTTGACGTGCTCGAACGCATCGAACGCCTCAACCCTCGCGAGTTCGCCGCCCTATACCAGCAATCCCCTTACATCGAAGGCGGTAACATATTCAAAGCGGACTGGTGGAAGTTCTACGACCCGGAGATCATCAACCCTACCAACTTCCAATCCCTGCTCATCTCCGCTGACACCGCGTTCAAGAAAACAGAAACCGCCGACTACTCCGTATTCCTCGTTGGCGGGCTGGCCACTGACGGCGACATCTACATCATCGACCGCGTAAAGGGCCGCTACGACTTCCCCGAACTCAAACAGAAAGCCATCCAACTCAACACCAAATACCGAGGCAAGGGGCTACGCGGCTTCTACATCGAGGACAAAGCCTCTGGCCAATCCCTGATCCAAGAACTCAAGAACGAGTCAGGCATCTCCGTCATCCCTTACAAAGTCAACGCCGACAAGGTCGCGCGCGCCCACACGGTCACACCCCTCGTCGAAGGCGGTCGCGTTTGGCTTCCCCAAACCGCGCACTGGGTAGACGACTTCATCAACGCCACAGTCTCCTTCCCCTCCTCCGCGCACGATGATGACGTTGATGCTCTCTCCATTCTCCTAGACGCCATCTCCAAGATGCACGTTGGCTCCTCGTTCGATGTATCCGTCAATGTCACTGACTCCCTGAACAACCATTACTCCAAATACAAAGACTCGTTTTCATCCCTGGCAAACCTCGCAAATTGGCGTGGTTGGGGCTTGTAACGGGACGACAAAAACCCCCTGACCCAAGAGAATCAACCTTATGTCTGACTACCGTGATTTACGCGGGACAGAAGATCACACCATAGTCGATCTGTCCCCCCACGCACGCGCCCTCGAATCCCTACAAGATATTGCTCCCCTCCTCTCGGACGAGGAAGAGCAGAAACTTGTGTCCTTCGCGCGCGCATGCCTCGATATGTCGCACTCCCGCATATCCAAACGCTACCCACACTGGAAAGAAGCCGACCGCGCACACGACGTATACGTCCCCGAATCCGCCACCCAGTTCCGTGAAAAGGCAGTAATCACCGACACCCGCGCTATCGCGGACACAGTCCAGACCTACCTGATGGCCGCCCTCGCTGGCCGCAACCCCATGTTCCAACTCGAAGGCATGAATCGGGAATCCCGCAAAGTCTCCATGATTCTCGAACGCGTCCTTCACCAACACATGCGACGCACCGCTGGGGAAGCCCGCATAGCCCAGATGATGCAGGACGCCATCCGTTATGGCTTCGCCCCAACCAAGATCGTCTGGGATGCCAAGTCAAACCATAACAACATCATCAACTTCGATCCCCGCCGCACCTTCCCCGACCCCCGCGTCACCTGGGGCGACTGGGAATCAATGGGCTTTATTGGCTTCACCGACTTCGTCACCTACAACAATCTTCTCCGCTCCGGCCTCTACCCCAAACTAAAACGCTTCCCCGGCCTACGCAACCGCCTCGACGCAACCCGTCTTGGATGGCTCTGTCACCAGCACAACACAGAAGAAGGACGCGGCTGGAACATCGACCCATCTCTAGCCAACGAGCGCCATTCCTCAGTAAAACTATCCAACGCAAACGTTGTCGACGAACTATGGGTCAACCTCGCGGGCTATGAAGTCGGTATGCCAAACGTCGAATCCATTTGGCTTCTCCTAACCATACTCGACGAACAATACGTTATCCGCGCCCAACTCAACCCTTACGGCCAGCAGTTCCCCGTAGTCATGGGCGGCATCTACCACGACTCCCATAAAACTTACGGCCAATCTCTGTACGACCTGCTCCTCCCCCTGCACGACGTAGCAACTTGGCTTCTCCGCTCCCGCATCGATAACGTCCAAGCCGCCCTGAACAACCTTATCTTCGCCGACCCCACTCAAGTCTCGATCCCCGACCTGATCGACCGCAACCCGTGGGGCATCGTCCGAACTATGCCGGGAACAAACCCCGGTGACGGCGTATTCATCGCTCAAGTCCCTGACGTAACTAAGGGCCACTGGAATGACATCGGCGCTATCTCTGAACTCAAAAACAGAACTGCCGCAGCATCCGACGCCCAACAGGGCATGCCAACGCCAGACGTACGCACCGCCACAGAAATCCAACGCTTAACCCAACTTGGCTCTCAACGCCTTGGCGTAATGTCCCGCGTGATGTCCGCAACCACCATGCGCCCAATGGTTCGCATGATGGTCGCCAACATCCAAGATGCCCTTCCCTTCCAAGGCTCCATCCGGGTAGACCCGTTCGACATGCCGAACCAACTCTCGAACATGGTTGAAGACGATTACATCGACTTCCAATCCGAGAACGACCTTCAAGGAGAAGTCGACTACCTAGTCGTAGACGGCACCCTACCTCTCGAACCAACCCGCAACGCTGAGACATGGATGTCTATGCTCCAGATCATGCACCAGACCGGCCTCAACATGGAATACAACTCCGGCAAGATCGCAGAGGAAGCCATTCGTGCAATGGGTATCTCCGACCTAGACCAGTTCCGTATCTCCGCTGAACAGCGCGAGCAAGGCATGTCGCCAAGCCAGGAACTCGCCATCATGGAAAAGATGCGCGGCGCATCCGTCCAACCCAATGAACAAGTTCAGCAACAGGTCGACCAAGGAAACCTTAAACCCATAAGAGCCGCGTAATGCCAGACATTAAAAACCTCACAGCCAGACTAGACGATCTCGAATCTTTTCTCGCAAAGATACGCCAATCCATCGCGTCGGAAGTCCAGACCCACATCGCTGAAGCCATCCAAGCCAAAGCACCCCCACCTGACATCGCCGATGCTGTCAACGATCTAAACGTCCGCCTTGGCAATCTCTCCGCGCGAGTGACGGACATCTCCCGCGCAATCGAAGAACTCGAAGGCCGTTTCCCAAGCGACGATGCCGTAGCCCTATCCAAATCACACGTCATTAAATTCCTCAAAGCCAAGGGCTGGTACGACAACAAAGGAGTCTCCGAATAATGGCCATCACCCGCCCAATCGGCGAACAGATCAGTTTCACCTCATCCAAGACAGGAACTCACGTCCTCGACACATACCTCGAAGCCTGTGAATTCAATAACCGGAATATCTACGACATCCTTTCCGACCTGTGGGATTCCTCCACTGGCGTACTCGACTCATCCTCGTTCCAGGTCAAGGTCGACTCAACATCCCGCTCAATGCAGGTTCGCATGGGCCAGTTCGCAAGCCCCACCGCCTCATGGGTCGACATAGACGGCGGCTACATCTTTCGTCAGAAAGGCGCACACACCACATCAACAGCCTACGAACAACTTGACGTTGTTACTTACAACAACGGCACCTACATCTGTGACACGGCACACACATCTGCGACCGCCGCGCCGGACGCTACCAAGTTCACAACCATCCTTGACGGCACCGCCCTATCCACGGCCACCAC